TGAAGCACTTTTATTGAAGTCAGCGGAACGTGGAAATTCCATGTACTTCCAATACATGTTTGGGCAAATGGATTTTGGCGAGGCTATTGCAACTGCTATTTCTGCCTATGTTAACGATTTGCCTGATCCTATGGACAGTTGGAGTCCTTTGCTTGGAGAAAAACTTTGGGACAAGGATAGATGGCTTTCTATGCAGAAATGGGCAAAAACTATATTGCAAAAAGCAGGTTACACAAAGGAGTCTTTTAATAGGCAGATTGAATTTTTGAGAAGGCAGTTGGAAGGCGAGTTTTGATAAGAATGGAAATGACAGATGGCAGGATTTGATCCAAGTCAACCGAGAGATAAGGAAGGCAAGTGGACTGATGCTGAAATGAGTGCAAGAAAAGCAGCTGGTCTGTCTGATGCAGGTGTGGACTTAAATCTTGCTCTTCGAGTTGCAAAAACATTTGGCAAACGCAAAGGGTTCACTAAGCAGGAATTCATTAGCAATTATAACAATACTTCTCTCGCAATGGGAATTCCTAACCCAGACGGTGAGGCAGCTTTTCTGGAATTTGCGAAAAAATATTCTGCAAAACATAAGGGCTTTGAAGGAATGATGCTTTGGTGGGCTGGTACTCGGAAAGATGGAGAGCCAGTTTTTGTGTTCATAGAAAGCTCTGAGAAGAAATGATCCAAAGACTCATAGCCTGGATAAAAGAATTTTGGAGGTCTATCGTGATCGGAAAATCGACACTTAAAGAAAAATTGAATGTTGACATCTCCATTTCGCAAGAAATGATAGAGGCACTCGAGCTTTGGTCTAACATGTACTCTAACAAAGCTCCGTGGCTGAATAACGAGATTGTTTCCACAAACCTATCGGCTGCGATTAGTTCAGAGATTGCACGGTTAGCCACCATAGAGATGAAGGTGAAAATAGAAGGCTCGCAGCGTGCTACTTATCTATCTGAGCAACTTCAGAAAGTTCTGGACAATATTCGCTTTATTGTAGAGCTGGGTGCAGCTAAGGGAAGTATTATTCTGAAGCCATACATTAGCGATAAAAATATTTCTGTGGACTTTGTGCAGGCAGATCAGTTCTTTCCTGTAGAATTCGATGCGGATGGCAACATTACTGGCATTGTCTTCGTGGATCAGAAGGTGCGAGGGGATACCTATTTTACACGCTTGGAACAGCATATTCTAAAGGGAAAGGAATATACAGTAACGAACAAAGCGTACAAGAGCAAATCCAGAGATGTGCTTGGAGGTGAAATTGCGCTAACTGAACTTCCAGAGTGGGAAGGTTTGGAGGAAGAAGCAACGATTGCCAACATCGAAAAACCGTTGTTCGGTTACTTCAAATATCCGCTTTCCAATAACATAGATCCAACCTCACCTTTGGGCGTGTCTTGTTTTAGCAGGGCGGTCAAGCAAATTGAACAGGCAGATCGGCAGTGGTCAGATTTACTTTGGGAATTTTACAGCGGTAAGCGTGCTCTCTTCATAGATGTGCTGGCATTCGGTAAGGATTCGCAAGGAAAAGCGATTCTTCCAGATAAGCGGTTATACAGGACAATAGAGAGCGGATCGTCTGAAGGAGAATTCTTCCAGGAATGGTCTCCCACCTTCCGTGAACAGAATATCATCACGGGTTTCAACACAATCCTGAAGCAAATTGAATTTACATGCGGTTTAGCTTATGGGACGATCTCAGATCCTAATATTGTAGACAGGACTGCGACAGAGATAAAGTCTACAAAGCAACGTTCCTATTCCACGATTGTGGATGTGCAAAAAGCTATCACAAAGATGTTAGACGGATTGCTGTATGCTATGGATGTTTGGACAACGCTGGGGAAGCTTGCTCCCGCAGGCAAATATTCTGCAACTTATGATTATGATGACAGTGTAATTGTAGATCGGAGTGCGCAATTTACTGAGGACTTGCGTCTGGTTACCACGCAAATTATGTCTAAAGTGGAATTTCGGATGCGCAATATGCGAGAGGATGAAGCCACGGCACGGAAAATGTTAGACATGGCAACAGCTGAAACAGAGGAGCAAGCAAAGATGGAGCAACGAATGACTCCATCCGAGGAGATCTGATATGGCTGGATTTGACCCTAATCAGCCCAGAGACGAAATAGGGAGATGGACCAAAGCTGAAACTGCGGCGAGAAAAGCTGCTGGGTTATCTAATCCTGTAACTCCTGAAAGTGTCTGGGATAAGGAAGGTATGGGAAGTGTCCCGCTTCAGAGAGAGGAAACAGAGTATTACGGACGAACAAGATGGATGACACCGACAGAATTCCTTTCTTTAGTTCCTGAAATTCCTGGAGGATCGTATTCAGCAGATATAATTAAAGAAAAACTTCTTGCAGGAGAGAAAATGGCTCCTCCTTTTCTGGACGTTACTTGGACAGGGGATTCCTGGAAGGTCTTAAGCCATGAAGGTCGCAATCGCACAATAGCATTTTATAAATTATTCGGTGACTTGCCTATGCCTGTGTATCTTTTGTTTAACGGCAGAATGCGAGTCAGAGATGTGAGCGATGAAATGCTGGAGAGACCGATGATTCGGCAAGAAGGCAGCTCTAAATGGTAAGGAGATAATAGACATGGCAGGATTTGATCCTAATCAACCGAGAGATGAAATTGGACGCTGGACTGATGCGGGCAGGGCTGCCAGTAGTGCATCACTGTCTTCCAACGCTGAAAAGGAATTTGAGTTATTCAATACTTATGCACAACGTTGGACGGGTGGGATAGATGCAGATTCCAGAGCAGTAGCATTTTCATTGGCAATGAACAATAAAGAACTGCACGAGTATCTATTACAGCAGCAATATGGCTCAGATCGTCCAAAGTACATGACGGTTTACAGAGTTGGCAATATTGATTACTATGATGAATCTGGAATTGTTTCTTTATTTGCGACGCTGGAGGCAGCGCAGAGATATCAGCAAAGATTCGATGTGGACACAATCCGAGAATTCCAGGTTCCAACTTCCAGAATTGTTCCCGCATTAACAGGTGCAGGAGAAGTTTGGGTAGAAAGGGATTGGTTAGAGTAATGGCAGGGTTTGACCCAAATCAACCGAGAGATGAGATAGGAAGATGGACTGAAGCAGGTATAGCTGCAAGAAAAGCTGCATTCGGTATAAATGATGCAGATTATTTAGTGGAAAATATTTCACAAAAAGAAATTGAAGGATTAAATTTGCCTTATGACGAAGAATTTTCATTGTTTTCATTGGAAGACAGAGAAATTTACCAAATAAAGTTGGAAGGTTGGTTTCCAGATTGCATGGAATCCAGAGGTTTGGGAAAGACAACCGAAGCAAATATACGCAGAAATTTTAAAAGGATAATGCAGCGTGAAGCTGGTTGGGACGACATTGTAGCTTCAGGTTATATGTCAGATCGAAGAGATGCTGAATTTGGTGTAACTTATATTGTAAGAAAGAATAGCAATGTTTAATCTTGCAAATTTTGACATTATTCTTGCTCCAATAATGGAATTATATGAAGCATTTGCTAATGAAGTTTTACTGGACATTGTTCGACGGTTGAAGAAAGTTGGAAAATTGACTTCAATGGCTGCTTGGCAAGCGCAGCGTCTTGTAGAAAGTGGCAAGACTTATGAAGAAATCTTGGAAAAACTCAGCAAATTGACCAGCTTATCCGAGAAAGAACTCGGGAAAATGTTCAAAGAGGCTGGTGTTAGGAGCATCGCTTTCGACAATAAAATATTGGTTGATGCAGGGCTTCTGCCTGCGAATATGAATTTGTCACCAGCTATGCTGCGACTGCTGGAAGTTGGGCTGCAAAAAACTTCTGGAACTCTAAGAAATTTAACTTCAACAACAGCTGTAACAGGTGAGCAAGCTTTCATTGAGGCATTAGATTTAGCATACATGCACGTTGCGAGTGGCACGATGTCTTATGGGCAAGCAATAAAAATGGCAGTTAAGAAAATTGCTAACCGTGGAATTGAAGTGCTGAATTATCCGAGCGGTCGTAAAGATAAAATAGATGTGGCAGTACGCAGGGCTGTGCTTACAGGAGTATCTCAAACCGCTGGTGAGATTACATGGCAAAATATTTTAGATAACGACATTGATTTGATAGAAACTTCAGCACATATCGGAGCACGCAATAAAGGTGATGTCCCTGAAAATCACGAGAAGTGGCAAGGACGAATATTTACCAGAAAGGCAAATCCAAAATATCCTGACTTTTTGACAACTACAGGCTATGGAACCGTTACAGGTCTGTGTGGTATTAACTGCAGACATTCATTCTATCCGTATTTCGAAGGGAGTCCGAGAAATTATAATGAAGAAACGCTGAAGGAATACAGGGAAAAGACAGTTACATATAATGGGAAAACGATGTCTTTTTACGAGGCAACGCAGGTACAGCGCAAACTTGAACGTGCGATTCGTGCCAAAAAGCGAGAAGTTAATGCTTTGGAGGTGCTGGGAGAGGATAATTCTATTGAAGTTCGTGAAGTTAAAGATTTGCAGCGGCAAATGCGCGAGTTTATTCGGCAAACAGGTTTACAAAGGCAATATGAACGTGAATCAGTTACGCCATTTGCTGAAAAATAGAGTATAATATAAGAAGTGAGGTCGTTAGCTCCAAACGTAAAAGTGGAGGACACACGTGGTACCGAGCACGTAAAAAGGTTAGTGTTTAAGGAAATGGAGATTTGATGAATAAACAAGATTTAATAAAGTTGGGAATTGAAGATGAGAATGTCGCGCAGCAAATTATTGTTTTGCACGGCAAAGACATCGAGCGCATTAAGACGGATCTTGAAACTAAAGCAGAGGAGATTGAAAAGCTGAACGCACAATTAGCTGAGGCTGGCAAGACTATCGAAAGTTTCAAGGAGATGGATATCGATGGAATTAAGGCAGCTGCAGAAGAGTGGAAAACAAAAGCCGAGCAAGCTCAGGCTGAAGCAGAGCAGAAAGTTCAGGCAATAAAATTTGAGCATGCTCTGAAAGACGCTCTCGCTGCTGCAAAAGCCAGAAATCCAAAAGCTGTTAAAGCGCTTCTTGATTTAGACAAGGTCAAATTCTCAGAAGATGGTGAACAATTGGAAGGACTCGAAGAGCAACTCGCAGCAATTAAAGAAGAGAATGACTATTTGTTCGAAACTTCTGAACCTGCTAAAGAGAAAGAAGATGAAGATGAGGAAGAGGAAGAGTACTTTCCTAAAATTGTTACCAGGACAGAAAATAAGGGCGTTCTGGGAGATTCAATAGTTTCAGCAGCTCGAAAGGCTGCAGGTCTCTCAGATAATTAACAATGGAGGATTAGGAAATGGCAAATATTGCTGAATTGGCTAACAAGTTTATGCCAATTTTGGACGAGATTTACAAACGTGAAAGTTTAACTGCACGGTTAGATGCAAAGACTAAACCTGTAGACTTTGCTGGTGCAAATGAAGTGAAAATATTGAAGCTTCAGGTTGTGGGTCTTGGGAATTACTCTCGTGCACAAGGTTATCCTGCTGGGGATGTGTCTGCAACTTGGGAAACTGTCCAACTAACGCAGCAACGTGCTCGTGCTTTCGCAGTTGATCGCATGGACGATGAAGAGACTCTTGGGATGATGTTTGGCAAGCTATCTGGGGAGTTTCTTCGGACGCAGGTTGTTCCAGAAGTGGATGCATATCGGTTTGCGAAGTGGGCAGGAACTTCAGGCATTTCT